GGTCATGGCAAGACCGTACTTACTAAAGCATCAATCATTAAAGACTTTGTATTTGCAACAAGGGAAAATTTCTTATTTTATGCTTGGGTATCTGCTACACAAAAGCTTAGTGTTGGTAATATGGATTATATTAAACATCACTTAGAATATAATGATAAAATTAAATACTACTTTGGAGCTATGAGAGGTAGAAAGTGGACAGAAGAAGATATAGAGTTATCAAATGGATGTAAACTTATTAGTAAAAGCAATGTTGCAGGAATCAGAGGTGGTGCAAAACTCCACAAAAGATACGACCTCATCGTACTCGATGACTTCGAACACGAAGCAAATACAATCACAAAAGAAGCCAGAGATAAAAATGCTAATCTGGTTACTGCGGTTGTTTATCCTGCTATTGAGCCTCATACTGGTAGGTTGCGTGTTAATGGTACTCCTGTTCATTATGATTCTTTTATTAATAATCTTATAACTAATCACGAAAAAGCTAAAAAAGATAATAAGAAATTTTCATGGAAAGTAATAACTTATAAGGCATTACTTGATGAGAATACTCCATTGTGGGAATCGTTTTTTCCATTAAAAAAAATACAAGAAAAGAAAAGATTTTACGCAGATTCTGGACAACCTCAAAAGTTTTACCAAGAATATATGATGGAGGTTATGAGTGAAGAAGATGCTATCTGGAGAAGAGAACACATCAGATACTGGGAAGGNTACTTCAAAAATGAAGATGGTATTAATTATATTGTTAAGGATAATAATGATATTCCTGTCAATACATTCATTGGTTGCGACCCTGCAACAGACATAGATACTAANCATAGTGATTTCTCAGTAATAATGGTTATTGCTATTGATACTAATAATGAATTATATGTATTAGAATATGAGAGACATCGAAGTATCCCTACTATTGGTTCTAAGAATCCAGAGACTGGTGAGATACTTGGAAAGAAAGGAGTTGTGGATATAATCCTAGAATTGCATCAGAAATATAACTGCATGTCATCCACTGTAGAAGACGTTGCTATGAATAGAAGTATCTTTCAGGCTCTAAATGATGAGCGAAGAAGGATAAATAAGTACGATATTGCAGTAATTCCTGAGAAACCGGGTGGACAACAAAAGAGAAATCGCATTTATTCGGGACTTGCGGCCCGTTTTAGTACAGGAACGGTACATTTAAGGAAAAATATGTTTGATTTAATCAACGAAATCCTTACTTTTGGCCCCAAAATGAGTCATGATGACACAATAGAGAGTCTTTATTACTCACAAGTTCATGCTTTTCCACCAAATATGAAAAAGGATGAAAAGAAAAGAAGTTGGTTTAAACCTAAGCGAAAATCAAAAAGTTGGTTAGTAGCTTAAACAAAAGAGGGTATTAAAAATGGGATTAAGAAAAAGGCTATCAGAGGCCGTATCGAAACGTAGGGTAAAGAGACTTGCAAAGAAAGGCAAGGTAAAAGCCGGATTTGGAGCAACAAAAGGTTCTAAAGTTTCTAAGAAAGTCTATGATAAAGGCGGAAGTAAGCAGCGAAAAGAGATGAAGGCTACAGGCAAAGTCTCAAGAGGGGCTGTCGGAGCTGAAGTTACCAAAGGCGGTACATACGTTAAGTATAAGAAAGATTCTAAAGCAGCCGGTGATTTTAGGTCTAAGTTCAAATCAGCTTGTAAGGGTGGAGCTAAAAGTTTTTCTTGGCAGGGTCGCTCATATAGTTGCGCTAAGAAGTAGATGCCTAGATTCGGTAGGCGTTCCAAAGAGCGTCTAAAAGGTGTAAACGTTAAGCTTGTTAATGTTTTAAATGAGCTTATAAAGATAATGGATGTTACCATTATTGAAGGACTTCGGAGTAAGGAGCGGCAGGAGCAATTGTTAGCACAGGGGAAAACTAAAACTAGATATTCCAAACACATAGAAGGAAAAGCTGTTGACCTCGCTCCTTACCCGATTGACTGGGAAGATAGAGAACGATTTCATTATATGGGTGGTATGATTCGTGGTATAGGAAAACAAATGAATGTTAATATCCGCTGGGGTGGCGACTGGGACTCTGATGGAGAGATAGCAGATAATAGCTTCGATGATTTAGTTCATGTAGAGATAAAAGAATAATGGCAAGAACAACTAAGAAGTCAAAAGCCCAAATAAATAAGCAAATATGGGAAAGAGCTAATAATTCCCATAGGCAAAGATGGCAACATTTGAGTCAAAAGGGATACGACTTTTATCTTGATGAGCAATTATCTAAGGAAGAGAAAGACCAGTTAGAAGAATCGGGTATGCCCACATTCACTATTAATAGAGTAACTCCTATTATAGAGATAATGAAATATTTTGTGACTGCTAATAATCCCAAATGGAAAGCAGTTGGAGCTACTGGAGATGATGTAGATGTGGCTCAAGTACATTCAGATATTGCAGATTATTGTTGGTACTTATCTAATGGTAAGTCATTATATAGTCAAGTTGCCCTTGATGCTTTAACTAAGGGCGTGGGATATTTTCTTGTAGATATAGATAAAGACGCTGATAGAGGTATGGGGGAAGTGAGATTTAATAGGCTAGACCCATATGATGTATATGTCGACCCTGCAAGTAGAGACTTTTTATTCAGAGATGCAAATTTTATACAAGTAAGAAAGAATATAGCAAGAACAAGACTTATTAATATGCTTCCTGAGTTTGAATCTAAGATTAAAAAAGTATCAAAAAGCACTGATGTTGTCTCGTATTCTGAAAGAGATACTGATTTAAGTGGAACATCCCAACCTGAAGATATTACAATGGGGATTAGTCTTGAGGCTGAAGATGAAGATATTATCCCATACTATGAAACATATTCTAAAAAGAAGTTTCCATATAGAAATGTTTATATAAAAGTTAATCCATCTCCAGCTGAAATGGACAATATTAAAGAAGATGTTCAAAAACAACTATCCGATTTTCAGCAAGAAATAGAAGTTGGTCTTATAGAAAAACAGATGCAAATTGAGCAGGCCGTACAATCTGGTGAAATAATTCCAGAAAGAGCCCAGCTAGAGATAAAAAAGTCTCAAGAAATGGCCGCTCAGGCAATTAAAGAAAAGGAAATGCAGTTAATGTCCGAGGCTCAGGATGCGGCTACTCAAGTAGTGCAACAGATAATGAGCGAGGCTGATTATAAGATTCTTTCAAGTAATGCACAATCAAAAAAGAATATTTTAGATTCTATAAAGTTTTTTGAAAATAGAATAGTACAAACTTGTAGTGCTGGTGATGATGTATTTTTATATGAATATATTTTACCAATGAATGAATATCCAATTATTCCTATTCCTTATATGTATACTGGGACTCCATATCCTATGAGCGCAGTTCAACCGTTAATAGGGAAACAACAAGAGATTAATAAAGCTCATCAGATTATGCTTCATAATGCAAACTTAGCATCTAATCTTAGATGGATGTATGAAGAAGGAGCTGTCCCTGAAGATGAATGGGAAAAATACTCTTCATCTCCCGGTGCTTTATTAAAATACAGACAGGGATTTGCTACTCCCACTCCTATATTACCAGCCCCAATTAATAATGCATTTTACACTGTGGTTCAAGAAGGCAAATCAGACGCTGAGTATATAAGTGGAGTTCCTTCCGCTATGATGGGATTTGCTCAAGACCAAGCGGAGACTTATAGGGGATTACTTGCGAATGATGAATTTGGGACTCGTAGGTTAAAGGCTTGGATGGGGAGTGTTGTAGAACCTGCTTTAGAGCATCTTGGTAGATGTTTTCAAATGATTTCTCAAAAGCATTATACTGTTGAAAAAGTATTTAGAATAGTACAACCCGAGGCTGGGCAATCCCCACAAGAACAAGAAAAAGAAGTAAGAATTAATATTCAAGTATATAATGATTATGGAGAAGCAATAGGGAAATTTAAGGATTATTCTACTGCAAGATTCGATGTAAGAGTAGTAGCAGGAGCTACAATGCCAGTAAATAGATGGGCATTATTAGAGGAATATTTTAAATGGTTCCAAGCTGGTCTCATAGATGATATAGCTATGATAGCTGAAACTGATATACGGAATAAAAAACAAGTAATAGAAAGAAAGTCTGTTTATTCTCAATTACAAGGTCAAGTTTCTTCTATGCAAGAATCCTTGAAAGACAAAGATGGGACTATTGAAACTCTTGAAAGACAATTAGTACAAGCTGGTATAAAGATGAAAGTCGGTACTGCATCTAATGAAATACGAAAAGATGTTCTCGAAACTGAAGCCCAACAAAAACTTCTAAGAGGAATGTTAAAAGTTGAATTTCAGAAAATGAAAGATGATATGAAATCGGATATGGAAAACTCTAAACAAGATGTTAAAGAAAATGAGTAATTGGAAAAAGAAGTCATATTCCAGTATGGCGAGAGACGGAAGTAAAAATGGCAGATGGAAAGATGGCAGTAGTCAAACTCATTATAGAAATAAAGCAAATGCTGGTCGTGGTGAAGTAGTCCACCATAAAGACGGTAATAAAAAAAATAATAGTTCTACAAATATAGAAAAAATTTCAAAGGCTAAACATAATAAAGTACATCCTGAAAAAGGTGGAAATCGCAAGTGCAAAAGCGGGTATGTTTGGAGTAAGAAAGTAAAACAATGTTTAGCAATTAAATAGTTTGAAATGTTAATTGTTATTCATAAATTAACAAAACTCTAAAAAGGAGATTAGTATGTCAGAACAAGTAGG